CAACAATTAGGTCTTGGGTCAGCACCACTAGGACAGTTGACAAGAAAGGTGTTTATTTTAAATATGATCCAACAAGTTCAGAATTAGTCATACAAGAAGATGATGAGTGTCGCAAACCAGAATTTTGTGGATGCAAGGGCAATATAAAATCATATGTGGTAAATGGCGGAAATTGCAGTCCCGTAATTGAATTTTCTCCTGAAATTGACTGGATATTAGACGCAGGCGGTTTTGGTGGAATTTCTGGTGGTGGAAGCACTGGCGAACAAAAAAAAGCACAAGAACCCGCAGATTTACAGCCAATCGAAGGTACTGGATCGGGTAACGAGCAAGCAATACCAATTGAATACAGTTATACAATACCACCAGAAATACATGCCTCCATGCTGGAAGACGCCAAAGAAGCAGCGACACTTGCAAACAAGCCATTTGATACAGCTAAAAGTATTCAAGGCGAACTTACAATAATTGGAGATCCTTTTTATGCAGACATAACTGACATTGGAAGGTACATCAGCATATCAGTTGTAAGTCCATATCAAATAAAAGGTGGTAGTAAAGAATCTTGCACATGGATAGCAAAGCCAGAAACAAATAAAACCCTCTCAAACAAAAATTGGATGCTTGAGGGGGTCGATCACCAAATAGAACCTGGTAAGTTTATAACTAAGTTAAAGGTTGGATTGGCTGTGCCAAATGCGGAACTTCCCGCTACCGATCCAATTGGCGGCGAAGGAAGCTGTGGTCCTTACACCGAAAATACTGGCGATGGCACATTCCTTGGAGAGGAAGTTTCATGAGCATCTCAAGCAAAGTCGCAGAACTAGAAAGAAAAATTTTGAGCCTTACCAATCAACTTGGGAGTGTTGAATACTCAACTGTGGCGATATCAAGATCAAACCAGAGAAGCCAGACAAGCGATACCAAGGACATGCATTTTGGTTTGATGGTTGGTTTAGTCATCGAGACTATAGACATATGGAAGCAGAACCGTGTCAGATTTTTCTGTCCAAAACTACATAGGGCTGATGTACAAATCAAAGAACTTCCATGGGCGCATCCAATATCTGCCATGGGCGGTTTTGATGATTCTGGGCTAAATTGGGTTCCACCAGCTGGATCATCGATTGCTTTGATTTTTGAAAATGGCAATAGAAGCTCAGCTTTTTACATTGGAACTGTATGGCCTAGGAATAGAGGGCCAGAGGGACAACACAATTGGGGTGTCAACCACCTTATGGATGAGTACTACAAGATATGGGAAGGTCATCGCAAAGGTTACTTGGTCGGACCCAATGATGAAAGTCAAGTTTTGCCTCCATGGAACACAGAAAGCTATAATGGTTTTGATTTAACTTCCATTCTAGACTTTGCTGATATGCCAGAAGTCCAAAGAATCATCACATTTCCAAACATTTATGGGTTTAAGACACCTGAAAAGCATGCCCTAAAAATGGTTGATGGAGATCCAAAGTGCAATAGAAGATGGAAAAGGATTGAGCTTATAAGCAGTACAGGAAACTGGCTGATGCTCAAGGATGACCATCTTCATTATGGCGGCCAATGGGCACACCCAGATTGCAAGGTTACTTTCCCAAACACGGACGAGATAGTTGCCGATGATGATGTCAGCTGTATAGCTGGGACACCAGAAGAGCCATATCCAGATATGGCAAGAGCAATAGGTATAGATGCTGGCATTGTGCCAACTGATGGTAATCCAAACCAAGGCGTCGATGAATTAAACGCATCAGCAAAGGCGCTAGCGAAAAAAAGTCAACAAACAAAAGATATAGTTCCAGATTATGTTCCAACATCAGAGATTCCAATATGTGGAAAACTGATACCAAGATTTTCATCTCAAGCAAGAACTGGACATCCCAAATCATCTCGTTACAAAGAACAAAAAGGGCAAAATCCATACTTCAAGCATGAAAACGAATGCCGTGCCTATAGGGGTCCAGAGACACCACAGAACAACACCTGTGACCTACCACAGTCTGGCATACAACTCATGAGTGTTGGTGGGCACACATTCGTCATGGATGATTCGGTAAGTTGCCCAGTTGGAATACCAGAATGGGAGAGAAGCCTTAGACCGTTCGACTTTGGTGCAGAAAACATATTTGAGGGAAGAACCTACATCAAATCTGCCACGGGGCACATGATTGAGCTATCCGACCTTGAGAAAGAGCCAGAGATAAGAAGCGAGTGGAATGGCATCAAGCTTTTGACGGCGTTTGGAAACAGAATTGAGCTAAACGACCATGAGAAATCCAAGTGCATAGCTGGCAAGCACCGTGGCATCAGCATGCAGACAACAAGCAAGCACCAGTTCGAGATGATTGATGAAGACAATGAACAATGTGGCGAAGGTTCCAGAAAAAGTCTTAGTCCAGAAAAACAAAATGAAGAACAAACGCCAGTCGGCCATGGTGGCGACCCAAAACCTCTGGCCAAAAAGGCATATGTGAAAATAAGATCTGGCTATGGACTTGAATTCCTCATGCGTGATGACAACAGCCAAATAACCACCCAAAGGCAATACATCCAGATTTACTGCCCACACAACACAAATTGTAGGGGGCCACACATTCACAAGTATCAAGAGGCACCCAGTGGTCCAGGTCTTGTTTTTCTGCGTGTTGCCGGCAACCACATTATAGCCACTACAGATGATCAAGTTGAAATCATAGGCGACATAGGTGGATGCTCAACACCACACAACAAAATAGAAATGATCAGCAAACTCAAGTTGGTGTACACCAGGGATTTCTATGTCAACATAACAAAAAAATCTCACATCTTCTACGCCAAGGACTTCATAGCCCTACTTGCTGGCAAGGATGGGCCAAAGAACAGCCCAAGAATAGGAAGGTTATGCGTTTATGACATGAAGACTGGGACGGTAAGGCTAAGTTCTAAGATCGTGGCAAGTGTTGGCAAGACAGACCCATGCATGTCAATAACTCACATATTGCCATTTGCAAAGAAGAGATGCAATCCAGCCAATGAAACCTCAACCGCAGGTGGTGCATAATGATATCCCAAAAAAGTTTCAAGGGGGTTCCATACCCAATAACAAAGAACCCAAAGGGTTTCTTTTACATTCAAAGTGGAGTTGACCAGATCAAATCAGACATGATTGTTCTTTTGCTCACAAATCCAAGGGAAAGGGTTATGTTGCCAGATTTTGGCACACCATTAAGGAAACTTTTTTTTAACCCAAATGATGCCAGCACTATCTTAGAGGCAAAAGGAATGATAGCCACTTCATTGAAAATGTGGGAGCCAAGAGTGGCGATTGAAAACATATATATTCAGTCAAAGCTTGACTCGGATAGCGCAAACCCAGACGATCCAGACCCAGACAACGAGCATGTTTTGCTCATCAGAGTTACATTCTTTGATAGACTTGATATCAGGACGATTAATGAGCTGAGGCTAGAAGTACCCTTAGGAGCTTAATATGACCAATAATTGTCCTTTTAATGTAGAACCATACGCTAAGGCTGAAATCATTAAAAAGCCAAATGTGTTCAATTTAAACTACACAAACCAAGATTTTTGGAGCATGAAGACAAGGCTCCTGCAATTCACACAACAAAGGTTTGCTGGCGAGTTTTCTGATTTCGTTGAGTCTTCATTGGCTGTAATGCTTTTGGAAAACTGGGCCTTCATTGCTGATACGCTTTCTTTTAAGATGGATCAGATAGCGAATGAAATTTTCATAGACACAGTAACTGAATTAGACAACGCATTCAGACTGTGTAGACTTGTAGGCTTTCAGCCAACTCCACCCATAGCAGCGAAAAGCTATTGGACGGCAAGTTTAACAAATGCAATAACCACAGATATAACAATCGCAACTCCAATTTACATTCAAGTCAATGGTGGCGGTGAGTCATTGGACATGGAATTGTTTGCCGCAGACGCAGAGGGAAATCCACTTTTTGATGACGACATACTTTTACCAGCAAATTCATTGGTCAATGCAAGCATTGTCGGATTAGAAGGAAAAACAAGGATTGAAGAGGTTCCAGGAACTGGGGTTGTAAATCAAATCTTCAGAACTGGATTTACAACTGTGATTTACGATAGCATCAAAGTTGAAGTTGATGGTGTTCTTTGGAACAAAGTTGATTTCTTTACAGAGTCACAACAGCTTCGTGAATACCGTATTGAATACAATTCTGACTTTAGTGCATTTATCATATTTGGTAATGGTGTTGCTGGCATGGTTCCAACCATAGGTTCATTAATTAGATTCACTTACAGAACTGGCGGTGGTGTAAGAGGAAACCTTGTAACTAACGCAACGCAAAAAAGCATTCTGGTTGATGTTCCTGGTCTAAGCTACACAGTTCCAGTGTTTCTCAACAACTACACAAGAGCACAATATGGTTTTGATGGAGATAGCCTTGAAGATATAAGGAGAAAACTACCAGCCTATCTAAGGACACAAGATAGGGCTGTTACAGGACTTGACTATAAAACCTTGACAGATCAGTTCGCAACTCCATATCAAGGGCAAATTGGAAAATCAACAGCAGTACTTCGCAACCATGGATGCGCCGCAAACATCATAGACATCTACATTTTAGCGAGAAAAGACACCGAAACACTTGAGAACGCCTCAGACCAACTAAAAACAGCATTGATGAACCACCTTGAGGCAAAAAAAATGGTTACAGATTACATATGCATCAAGGATGGTGTGCCAAT